CGGGGAATAACTTCTTATACAATAGTTTAAAACAAAAAGAAAGGGGCGAATAAATCGCCCCTTTAAATTTTCTGCGAAGCAGAAGTTAAGCCCCTGGAGAGCCAAATACACAACGAGGATCTGAAAAACCAAAAGAGTATCTCTCTCTAGCTTTATACCTCATATTGCCTGTGTCAAAGTCAGCTTCCATGTTTGTTGAAAGAGGTGTTCTTTCAAAATGAACAAACCCACGAGGAGCATCTGTAAGAACAAAGAATGCATCCGTATCAGTTAGGTAGTCGTTAACGGCGTAACCGTTAGGCAACATGCCCATTGATCGAATTGCATTAGTATCGTTATCTGATGTTCCAGTTCGTAAGTTAGAAGCCATAAGACGCTCTGCCACAAATTGCAACTGACGTGGTATAATTAATTTTAATCCACGAAGTGCAACTTTTAAACCTCTCTCATCAACAAAACCAGAGATACTAATTAAAGAATCTTCAAGAGATGTTTCATTAAGATCAGCAGAAGTTGAAGGCTCGTTTGCAAGAGTACCACCATTTGTTAATGGATGGTCTGTAGCAAGCAATGCCTTACCGTCTCCACCTGCAAAAGCTCCAGCTGAAAAACCGTTATTCAATACGGAGGCAGCCTTTACCTGCTTAGTGTGTGCCATTGAACGAGCAAGTGCTTTCGTATAACGTGCTCCAAGACGATCATAAAGATTGTCCTCGACAGCTTCCTCTGTAATTGAAAAAGCTAACGCTATAGTCTCGTGGTTATACCTTGCGGTATATGCCTCTTGTGCATCGTCAAAGTTAATTGCAGAACCTTCCGACTTAGTCGGTGCAGCTCCAAAACCACTCAGCATAACTTCTTCTTCAAACGCACGATCTGAAGATTCAGTTGCATAAATTTCTGAGTGTTGGTCTTCATACCTGGAGTATTCCATGCCAAACAAGGCATTGAGACCAGGCTCTAGCTCTTTCGCTAATTGTGCTCTAGATATAGCCATTCCTTAATCTCCTATACACCAGTCGTAGAAACAGTACCTTGAGCAATACCGCCGTTAGGAGCATTGTAATGGTTGTTTATACGAACAATTAAAGGGATACCAGCCGCAGTGAAATCAGAGTTATCTGGGTCATCTTGAACGCCCATAACTCTTAAAGCATGCGTATTGGTAGTTGCGATTGTGTTCAAATCCGCTGTTGCAGATGAGAGACCAGTCGTAGTAGATCCACTGTTTCCTGTTGCCATCTGAATGTTAGCAAAAACAGCAGCTCTAATTTCTGCTTCTGTATTAGCAGCAGATACTACGTTTGATGTTGCAATTGTAAATAACTGCATTGGGTCATCATACAAAAAAGCCTTGACTGGATAGTTTGAATCCGCACCAGAACCGGGCCAATAGTTTGAAAACACTTTTTCACCAGTAGTTGACGAAATATACTCACAACCATTAAAAACTCCAACGATAGAAACGGTTCCACCAGCTGCTGCTTGTAGATCATCTATAACGCCAGCAGCTAAAGGTATAACTGCCATGCCTTTGAAAATAGGATTAGAGTTGTCTGAGGCTATGCGATATTCGGTCAATCCGGTGGAGTTGGTAGACTGTCCAAGTCTTCCAATCGGTCTAAGACCGAAAGCTCCATTAGAATTTGCCATTGATATAGCTCCTTAAATCAAAATTTAAATTTATCCGGCATCGTTTTTATTACGACCACCGAAACTTACACGACTTTGCCGATCATTTGATATCGGCATTGAAGGATGTTGTTCCTTCATTAGATCTTGATCTACAGCTGTCATTTGTTCTCGGGTCCGGCCCCCGTAATACTCGTTTCTCTCATTAGCTGTTTCTTGTGGCATCCTGCAAAGCATTAGACCACCGTTACCTATAACTCCTTGATATACTCCCTCGTCTATGACAGGGGCTTGGAAATCAGGATATTCATCAGCTCGTACTGGTTCCCATCCTTCACGAAGTTTGGTATGAACATTAACTTTGTCATCCTCCCCACGCATTTGAACCCGTATCCATCGATGAACGAACCCATCAGGTGCTTCAGGTGATTCTAATCTGCTAGGCGGTGCCCAGGGTTTTCTGCGAGTAGCATTCTCTCGTGTCTCTGTTGCTCGTGGTTTCCTATCCGTCATCCCTTACTCCTTCACATATTTCGCATATTCTTCCAAAGGAACATTAAGTTTCTTCGCTATGGCTATTTGCGAGGGTGACAACTTCACGGTCCTACGCCCCTGTTTTGTACTACGAGATGCGGAAGAACCAGCAGAAGCGACCTGGTTGCCTCCTCCCGATTTTTTAACCGTTTGAAACTTATGTGGAAATTCCACTCGCATCCTACGGTTTAACTCAGTATAGTACTCATCGCTGTTCGGGTCAAACCCTTCTTCACCAGCAAGAGTTTCATGAATGGTAAAAGCAGCGTTAGTCATTATTTTATCCTCTCCAAACCAAGAGTTATCTCGGGCCCATGATTCAGCTTTTGGATCAGGTCTTTGAGGCTGTTGAGGTTGTTGAACCTGTGTTTGTTGAGGAACGGGCTGTTGAACCGGAGCCATTTTAGCTTGGTAATCAGCCCTAGCTTTTGCATCTGCGTACCTCTGTTGCTCTGCTGCAACAGTGCTCATTAATTGTTGTGCCTTTGTAAGAGCGTCTACATCTCCAGCCTCATGAGCTTCTTTATAAGCTGTTCTAGCCATTTCTGCTTGGCTCTGTAATCTCGTTCCATACTCATTGAGGTATCCTTTATCTAAAGCACTCACTCTAGTTTTAAGATTCTTATTCTCATCTAGAAGTTGTTGAGACATACGAACAGCTTCTAACTTGTCCCTTTCTTCTTGACGGTATTTTTCTGTCAGTTTTTTAATACGAGATTGTACATTCTTACTATATGTATCTAACTCTTCATCAGAAGATTTTTCTTTTGCCTCAACTTGTTCTTGCGACTCTCCAAGATCCATTTCTTCTTGAGACGGTTTTTCCTCCGTGTTCTCTTCAAGAACAATTTCTTGGCCCTCTTCTTCTTTTACTGCTTCAGCTTGCTCTGCCATTTAAAACTCCTTAAATATGTTTAACGTCATCTGGATCTAGAATAGTAGCAATAACCTCATCATCGTTTATGATGCGAACTTCACCACCTTCTATTTTAAAACGTGATCCAGTGTAACGACCAATACAAACCCATTGTCCTTTCTTACACCAAGGCTTTGGGTTTTCTCCAAATTTATTAGGATCTTTATATGCAAGAGGTCCAATCTCCACAACGTATGCTACAACAGTAGCAACAGCCTCTCGCTGCCTAATCTCGTCCGGAATATGTAAGCCCCCCATAGTTTTCTCTGATCCTTGATAAGGCATAACAAGAATCCTCCAACCCGTAGGTCGAGGTAATCTTTCAGGAAGGGAAGTTTTAAGAAGTTTAGGGTCTAGTACCCTTTCCTTAACATCAACGTAAGCGTTTCCAACGGAAGTATCTGCTTTTTTACTACGGTCATCACGCACTTTTTTCGCTACATGGTCAGGAAGATATAAGGTCTTCGATGTCATCTTCGTTATTCTCCAGCAGGGTCTTTAATTCTTCTTTGGCAAAAGAAAGACCCCGTACTTCTCCTACCAACATTTTATACTGATCCCAATCCTTCGCAGCTCCAAGTGCTAAAGAGTTTGAAATATCTTTTTCACGATCATGTAAAACCTTATACATGTGTTTTGCCCAATTAACAACATCCATTTTTAACTTTCTGTCATTTCTAAAGAAGTTTGTTCTGTTTCAAGATTACGGCGGGTCCATCCTTTACCAAAAGTATCAAACGTAGATAAAGACTCATAGAACTCTTGTCTTATATTTTTATAGTTTTTAATCGTTTGTTCTAACCCATGATGCTGTATGTATTCATCTAATGTTTTAAGAGTATTAGGACCAATTCCTCCGTCAGCCACAGTTCCAATCATTTCTTGTAATTTTTTTGCTGCCCTGCCAACACCACTATTCACACTCCAATCCATAACAGCTAGGTCAAGACCAGAAGGAAGTTGATCACATTTTGCTCGAAGCCAATAATTTTTTTCATATATAGGAGCTACATCCTCTTCCGTTAAATCTTTCATATCTTTTGTGCCACCCCATTCTTCATACACTCTTTTAGTAACTCCAAGATTAGTCTCGCCCCCTGGATCTCTAGGATGATTTACATATCCACCTTCATGGTGAAGAATTATCTTTAAACACTTTTGAAAATTTTCTTTCATCATCTTTCCTTTGTTTACAAGTTAAACAAACTTCTTTTACCTCTCGCCATTTCTTATTAAGCCCATATACTTTATAAATATTTATTTTAGTTCCACAAACGGTACAAACATCTTCATTCAATTATCTTTAAAAAACTCTTCTACTTCTTTTACAAGTTCACCTTTACTTTTACGACGATCAAGTTCAATCCCATGTGTTCGCATCATAGCCTCAAGTTCTACCTTTGTCATATCTTTATAATTAGGTTGCTCTGTAACTGTAACATCGATTATGTCGTCATCCATAACATTTCCACTAATTAATGACTGAGCCTCGTCTTTTGTATAAATTGTTGTTTTAAACAATGTACCATCATCTTTAACAACATTATAAACGGGATCTCCCTTCATGTTTGTACCAATTTCTACCATCTTCATTTTGTCAATCCTTTCTGTTTCTCATATGTTCTGAGCCCACCAATTCCAAGTAATCCCCCCAAAGTCGTGAGAAGCGTAGACATGTCAAACTCTGGTAAATCTGGTATATCTATTCCAATAATAGTAACCACAAATATAATTAATGGCTGCAAGACAAAATGATAACCAAAAGCAATCGCACATATCCATCCCACAGCAGGTCGCCAGCCACCCTTAAACAAACTGCCAGAAGCAGCCTCCGCTTTGTTTATCTCTAATTGAGCAAGCAACGCTTGTTGGGCATGGGTATCAGACATAGTGGCTATCTCGTGTGCGAGTTTAGCTTTCTGGTCCTTGTCCTCAATAACCTTATCAAGAATGCCGGTTACTGGTCCTATAAGGCTAGTTATTAGACTCATTTGAAACTTCCTTTGGTGAGGCTGCAATTGTAAAGTTTACACTAAAAGAACGTCTTTCTCCAGAAGTTTTAAAAGGATATACGCAATGATGCAGGTGTGCAGGAAAAACAATAAAGTGACCTACCCTTGGTTTCATTAGAAAGTTAGAGCCTGTGTGATTGGCTGCGTGACCATAGACAAACTGTATGTGACCGTGACTTGGATGGTGG